CGTTACTGATAATGACATTATGCTTCCAGCTGGAGTACATACTCTTGTAGTACCCAAAGCTATAGGCAACGCTACTATCTTAAACTATAGGCGTGGCAGTGGTTCAAGTACATTAGTACGTGTGATTTTATCTTAAACTAAGTAACCCCGCTGTGTAATAGATGCATGGCGGGGTTGCATTAATGTCTGTATAATTGTATACTTAACTATGGTATAACTATCCTTGGTACTACATAAGGAGATATACCATGTTTATAAGAATATTAAAAGCAATACAGCGCAACCAAATGCGAAGAGCAGAATACTGGCAACTACAAAATATGTCAGATAAGATGCTTAAAGATATAGGAATTACCCGTGGTGAAATCCAAGACAAGTTCTACAACCAAGAAAAAGTCTGGCGTTAATGCGGCTGGTAACTATACTAAGCCTACTATGCGTAAGTCTATTGTGGCATCCGTTAAGGCTAGCGGCTCAGGTGGACGCCCCGGTCAGTGGAGTGCAAGGAAAGCACAGATGGTTGCTAAAAAATATAAAGCCAAAGGCGGGGGATACACATCATGAAGGGCGTAAAGCACTATAAGAAAGACGGTACAGAACACAAGGGCAGTACTCACAAAATGCCTGATGGTTCCTTGCATACTGGAAAGGCTCACAGTAAGACAAGTGTAAAGTTAATGCACTATAAAGATTTGAGCAAAGCAGCAAAGGCTAAAGTAGATGGCGTTAGCAAAAAGTCAAAAAAGTCTTAACTCTTGGACTAAACAGAAATGGAAAACAAAAAGTGGTAAGCCCTCGACACAAGGTAGTAATGCTACAGGTGAACGTTATTTACCTTCGGGGGCTATCAAAGCTATGGATGCAAAGACGTATGCAGCAAGTAGTGCGAAAAAAAGAAGAGACACGAAAGCTGGTAAGCAGTTTTCAAAGCAGCCTGCTAAAGCGGCTAGTACGTCCAAACGATACAGGAAGGTATAATTACATTGACTACCTTTGAAGAAGTTGATTTAAACAATAACGGTTCTATTGAGAAGCCCGAATGGGAAGCTCTATTACTAGAGGACAAACGTAGGAGACTTGACGATGAAGATGCACATCGGGATCAAACTCGTAAGATGGCTTGGTTTTCTTTATGGGGGATGTTGCTATATCCTTTTGCAGTTATACTTACTAGCAGTTTGGGTTTGGACAGTGCTTCTTCCATTATCGGTAGTATGGCTTCCATTTATTTTGTTAGTGTTGCTGGCGTTGTATCAGTCTTTATGGGGGTTACTAGTTTAGCTAAGAAGGCAAGCAAATGATTTTAGGACAACTCTTAGGTGCAGTCGGTGGCATAGCTACAAGTTACATGGACGGTAAGGTAGCAGTACAAAAAGCTAACGCAGAGATTAAAGTTAAGCAAGCTACTGGTGAAATTGATTGGGACATTGAAGCAATCAAAGCTACCCAGAACTCGTGGAAAGACGAATGGATTACATTACTTTTTTCTATACCATTGATCCTAGCGTTCTGTGGTGATTGGGGTAATCAAATAGTACAGGCAGGCTTTACTGCTTTAGAAATTATGCCTACGTGGTATCAGTACTCATTAGGTGGAATTGTAAGTGCCAGCATTGGTATGCGTTCCGTAAGTAAATTCTTTGGAAAGAAATAATTATGACTTTTAAATTAAGTACACGAAGCCAAGCTAAACTAGAAGGTTTAGATGAACGTCTTATTGCAGTAGTTAATAGTGCAATATTTAAAAGTAAGATTGACTTTGGTGTTATCTGTGGTATGCGTACTACAAAAGAACAAGAAGCTCTAGTAGCTAAGGGTGCAAGTCAGACTATGAAGTCTAAGCACCTAGACGGTCACGCAGTAGACTTGATGGCGTACATTGGTTCACGTGGCTCATGGGAACTAAACTTGTACGATGACATTGCTGACGCTATGGCTGAAGCTGCACGTGAAGTAGATGCACCCATTCGTTGGGGCGCAGCTTGGACAGTACCAAACATAGCTTACTTTGAAGGCACTATGGAAGACGCAATGAATAGTTACATTGATGAGCGCAGGTCACAAAATCGTAGACCATTCATTGATGGCCCACACTTTGAGCTAATGGTATAAGGATACACAGTAATGGCACGTGAGTTAACAGAACGTCAACAAAAGTTTTTAGCAGTCCTTATGGATGAGGCAGGTGGAGACATCTCTACTGCTAAACTTATGGCGGGTTACTCTGCCAATACTTCTAACCTTGAAGTTACTAATAGCCTCAAAGAAGAGATCATAGATGTAACACACAGTTACCTAGCACGTAATGTACCTAAAGCTGCAATGGCTATGGTAGGTGCTTTGTATGATCCTACTGAGTTAGGTATTCGTGATAAGATGGCAGCAGCTAAAGAACTGCTGGATCGTACTGGCCTTGTGAAGACAGAGAAGGTACAGATAGAAGCTAAGGGCGGTGTAATGCTTATGCCACCAAAGCAAGCAGAAGAAGAAGAATGTACATGTGGAAAAAGTATGAGTGCTTGTACCTGCGATGACTAAACCAGTAGGTACATGGAAGTTACCACAACCCACAGACTTAAAAGAAGACAACGTATGGGTTCCTATCCCACGTGTAGCAAGAACAATTCCTTACGGGTATGAAATAGACCCAGAAGATAACGGAATACTCTTGCCAATCAGCCACGAACTTGATATGCTTGAGCAAGCACAGAAATACATTAAGCAGTATTCGTATCGGGAAGTAGCAAACTGGCTTACCAGAAATACAGGTAGGTCAATCTCACACGTAGGATTAAGGAAACGATTAGACAATGAGCGACAAAGAAAAAACAAAGCTGGAAGCCTTCGCAGATGGGCAGAATATGCCAAAAAGGCTATCGCCAAAGCGGAAGAAATTGAAAACAACAGGATCGGTGCAAAAGAAAAAGAAGATAAAGCAGCCTAGTCCTACAGTAATACTAGAACAGTTTACAGATAAGATTCAAGAAGATCACAATATTATCTTTAAACCTAATGTTGGACCTCAGACTGACTTCCTTGCAGCTAGTGAACGTGAGGTGCTCTACGGTGGCTCTGCAGGGGGTGGAAAGAGTTACGCTATGTTAGCTGACCCGTTACGCTACATGGACGTCCCAGCCTTCGCAGGTTTGCTCCTACGGCATACTACGGAAGAACTAAGGGAACTGATTACTAAGTCACAAGAGATGTACCCTAAAATTTGGCCGGGTATTAAGTGGTCTGAACGTAAGATGACATGGACTGCACCATCGGGTGCTACACTCTGGTTAAGCTACTTAGACAAAGACCAAGACGTTACACGATACCAAGGTTTAGCATTTAGCTGGATAGGATTTGATGAGCTAACTCAATGGGCTACACCCTTCGCTTGGAATTATATGAGGAGTCGCTTGAGATCGGCAGACCCTACCTTACCTCTCTGTATGAGAGCTACTACAAACCCCGGTGGAAGGGGACATCACTGGGTTAAGAAGATGTTTATTGACCCTGCGCCTGCAGGTAAGTCATACATAGCTACAGACATTGACACAGGTGAGCAATTAAAGTACCCAGCTGGACATGCTAAAGCAGGTAGGGCATTATTTAAACGTAGGTTTATACCTGCAAGATTACGAGACAATCCTTACTTATCTCAACAAGGTGACTACGAGGCAATGCTTTTGTCTCTCCCTGAACAACAACGTAGGCAACTACTAGACGGTGATTGGGATATTAAAGAAGGCGCAGCCTTTACAGAGTTTGATAGAAACACACACGTAGTTGAGCCATTTGATATTCCTAATAACTGGGTTAAGTTTAGAGCTTGCGATTACGGTTACGGAAGTTACACAGGTGTCCTTTGGTTTGCAGTTAGTCCTAACGAGCAGCTGGTAGTATACAGAGAGTTATACGTATCTAAGGTACTTGCTGTAGACTTAGCTGACATGGTACTTGAGTTAGAAGCTGGTGATGGCAATATGCGGTACGGAGTTCTTGACAGTTCTTTGTGGCATAAACGTGGTGACACTGGCCCTTCTTTGGCAGAACAAATGATAATGAGAGGATGCCGCTGGCGTCCATCAGATAGAAGTAAAGGCTCTCGTGTAGCTGGTAAGAACGAAATACACAGACGGTTACAGGTAGACGAGTTTACAGAAGAAGCAAGACTAGTATTTTTTAACAACTGCACTGAAACAATATCTCAACTACCCGCTATACCACTGGATAAAAAGAACCCAGAGGATGTAGATACGCACTCAGAAGACCACTTGTATGATGCACTAAGGTATGGTATCATGTCAAGACCACGTTTTAGTATTTGGGACTTTGACAGTCGAGGTACTCCTGCAAACAGTATGCCTATAGCAGATTCTAAATTCGGATATTAAGGAAACCTAAATGGAAGAAGATAACATATTTATTGAAGACGAGTCAATTGTTTTAGAAGATACAGAACAATCGTCTATTGATGACTACAAAACTAATAACATTATTCCTTATATTGAAGGTCGTTATAAACGTGCAGAAGATTACCGACAGCAAGATGAAGAACGTTGGTTAGATTCCTACAGAAACTATCGTGGTATCTACGGTCCTGACGTTCAGTTTACAGAAGCTGAGAAGTCTAGGGTATTTATTAAAGTAACTAAAACAAAGACACTAGCTGCATACCAGCAGTTAGAATCTATTATGTTTGCAAATAATAAGTTTCCACTCACTGTTGACCCTACTGAATTACCAGAGGGTGTAGTTGCTGATGTTCACTTTGATCCTAAAGAACCAGATCAGATTAAAGAATCAGAAGTAGATAAAGAAGTAACGCCATACGGTTTCAAGGGTGATGGTAAGGAACTTCCTAGAGGAGCTACTTCTAAAACACTAGGCGAAATGCTTGGTCCCCTTACAGATAAATTAAAAGAGATTGATGGTTTAAAGAGTGGCACAGGTATGACACCTACTTCTGTTACGTTTAGTCCTGCAATGATTGCTGCTAAGAAGATGCAGAAGAAAATACAAGACCAGTTAGAAGAATCCAACGCAAGTAAACACCTGCGTAATACTGCATTTGAAATGGCACTCTTTGGTACTGGTGTTATGAAGGGTCCATTTGCTATAGATAAAGAGTACCCTAAGTGGGACGAAGAAGGTAACTACGATCCTATTATTAAAACAGTACCGCAGGTATCTCATGTATCTGTGTGGAACTTTTACCCTGACCCAGACGCAAACAATATGGACGAAGCACAGTACGTTATTGAACGTCACAAAATGTCACGCTCACAACTACGTCAACTTAAACGCCGCCCATTCTTTCGTAACAACGTAATTGATGACGCTATTGCACTAGGGGAAAACTACAACAAAGAATCATGGGAAGATGATCTTTCTGATTACGCACCTGAATACGGAATAGAACGTTTTGAAGTACTAGAATACTGGGGTACTGTAGATGTTTCTATGCTAGAAGAACAGGCTGTTGACATTCCTCCTGAGTTAAGTGAAGTAGATGAGTTACAAGCCAACGTATGGATTTGTAATGGTAAGCTACTGCGTATGGTAATTAATCCATTTAAGCCTGCACGTATTCCTTACCATGCAGCACCCTATGAACTTAATCCTTACAGTTTCTTTGGCGTAGGTATTGCTGAGAACATGAGCGACACGCAAACTTTAATGAATGGTTTTATGCGTATGGCTGTAGATAATGCTGTACTATCAGGTAATCTACTAATAGAGATTGATGAAACAAACTTAGTACCGGGACAAGACTTAACCTTGTACCCCGGCAAGGTGTTTAGACGCCAAGGTGGAGCACCCGGTCAAGCTATCTTTGGTACAAAGTTTCCTAACGTAGCAGGTGAAAACTTACAGTTGTTTGACAAGGCACGTGTACTAGCAGATGAGAGCACTGGCTTTCCTAGCTTTGCTCACGGACAGACAGGTGTTACAGGAGTAGGGCGCACAGCTTCAGGTATATCTATGCTTATGGGTGCGGCACAGGGTAGTATTAAGTCGGTTGTTAAGAACATTGACGATTACTTACTACGGCCTTTAGGGGAGGGACTATTTCGTTTTAACATGCAGTTTGACTTTGATCCTAGCATTAAAGGCGATTTAGAAGTTAAAGCACGTGGTACTGAAAGTCTTATGGCTAACGAAGTACGTAGTCAGCGCCTTACACAGTTTATGCAGATTGCAGCACAACCTTCTCTTGCACCATTTACTAAATTCCCATACATTATTCGGGAGATTGCAAAGTCTCTTGAACTTGATCCAGATAAAGTAACTAACAATATGGATGAAGCTGCTATACAAGCAGAGATAATGAAGGGCTTCCAACAAGAACAACCTGCCCCAGAAGGTGGACAACCTCAAGCAGACCCATCAGGTGCTGGTGGTGCTACAATAGGAACAGGCGGAGTACCCGCACCGGGACAGCAAGGATTTACTGGAAATGAACAACAACCACAGCAACCTACTCAACAACCTCAAGCCGCTGGTGGCCAACCGCCAACAATGGGACCAGTTCAATAGTTACGTTGATGAACTAATTACACAGCAGCAAAGAGCTATGGAACAAACTGAC